ACTCTGGCCATTATCTCATTCCATCTGGTTGAACATCTACTCTAAAAGTTCCATATCTCCAATTTTGATCTGTAGAAGTATTTGCTATTTTAACACTAGCAAACCTAGATCTCGCTCTTGTGTCTACCTTTTGTGTTGATCCGGTGACCGTGAATGGTCCTAAAGGAGAAGATGATTCTGTATCACTAGGAAAGTCTCTAAGTAAAATAGTTACTTGGGCATCACCCTGTATAAGTTTAAAATCTGGAATAAACCTTCTCATACTCATAAACATTTGTGCTTCACCTTCAACGGCTAAACTAAAGTCCCCTGATTCAATAAAGGCTGCAATAGCTGTTTTGTTTCCTGCAGTATCTACCTGATCTGTTCCAACTTCGTGAGCATAATAAATAGTACCACCGTTTAAATTTGTTACACCTTGGATTAAAGGGAAAGTTGGTGTTGTTGTTGAATTAAATTCAGTTGCATAAGGAACATCGTATAAATTCGCATCTGTCCAAGTAGTTCTTGATAAAGAACCTGTTGTCCAAGTTCCACTTTGATAATTATATGTAACACATCTATCATTAAAATCTGAACCTGCTTTAGGATAAAACCAAGTTAGTTCTTCATATAAATGATTAAGTCCTACATATACTGATTCACCATTTTGATAATTTACTCCAAGGTTATCTCCTTTACTTGTAAATACAAAGTCTTCAACTTGGCATGGTAAAGATTTAACAGTACCATCGTATACAAAGAATCCACCTGATTCTCCCATCCAATAAACAGCACCATTTACATATTTTATAGAGTGTTGTCCAATAGCTCCACAATTAGAACCTACTTGTCTTATTGAGAAAGTAAATGGAGGTCCTACAAATTGGATAACATAAGCAGAATTATCTGTAAGAACTAAGGTATAATCTTTACCTTTTACAGCTCCTACTATTTTCGTACCTGCATCTATTCTAAATGTACCTGCCGTGTTTACTGAAGTTGGTGTGTAATCACTTATATTTTCTTGATCAGAAAATCTTATAAACATTTTATCTTGTGTTCCTGTATTGCCAATTGTAGTTTCAGTTCCCAACATTAATAAATGTCTATCTCTATCTGAAACTAAGGACATAACAGATGCTGTTGGTGCCCCACTTACTACAGTTGCTCTAGTAGTTAATGCATTAGGATTTGAGTTAATTGGATTCCATTCAAATGTTTTACCATTTTTAATGGTAGCAATTAATTTTTCTCCAAAGTTATCTAAAGACCAAGATGCAGGATCAATTGTCAAAGTCGAAGCTAAAGAAGCTTGTCCCCATGCTGTGTAATATTCAACACCAGATCCAGACGCATGGGCAGATCTTGTCCCCGCAACACCCCTCGTAATACCAGTTAAATCATTTGTAGATATACCTGTGTAAGAAATAAATTCTGTTCCTACTTTAATTGTTCCTGACGTTGGAAATCCAGTTGTTGATGCAAGTGTAATAGAAGTTCCAGATCCTCCAGTACCTGCAGTGTCGTCTTGTAATAAACCATTTAAAGTTCCGAATACTTGTTGACCTCCACCCCATAATCCTGTTCCCCAACCAAAGCCGTAAGTAAATCCTAAAGCACCGGCACTTATGTATGGATTGACTGTTGCAGATCCAGATCCGTTGACCGTGGTTCCTGCTGCACTAGCCATTGTGATTGTAAATTCATCACTGCTTGGAACAGAGACTACTTGAAAAGTATTTGTTTCAAAATTACCAGCAGTGTATCCAGCACCTGTTGGAGGTGTCACTGAAGTAAATGTAAATAGATCTCCAGGTTGTAATGTATGTGCTGCTTTGTTTACAGTAACTGTCGCTGAAGTGTTTACAGTGTCAAATGTACAACCAGTTATGGCTGTACCTAAAGGTGTTATATCATAAAAAGCACCTTCATAATAAATAATTAAAACTTTGTTTGTGCCTATGGCTGCATATCTTCGACCATCTAAATCAGCCCATATAAACTGTTCTCTTGCTGCACCTACTATAGATGAATTAACAAGTTGTTCCCAACCACCTATTTTTTCAGGTAAACCATATCTAAACCTAACAAAGTCGCCATCAGTCCATTGACCTTGAGCGCCTGTTTCAGTTACCTGTTTATTAAATCCCGGTGCTATTTGTACTTTTGTTAGAGGCATGCTTTATTATATCACTTCCTCTAAGAGGTCTCTATATCATCGTCTTCATAAGATACTAATTCTTTAGTTTTTTTATCAAAATTAAGATGAAAATCTGCCACAACTTTCATTAGATTATTTGCAAAATGTTTCAAAGCAATAGGTTCTAATGTAAATTTACCTTTTTCGTTTATTATTTTTTTTTCGTCCTCAGTGAAAATTATTTCTGCTACGCCATTTTTATAGTGTTTTATAATCATTGTTTCTCCAAACCAAACATTTGTCTTTTGTCTATGAACCACTCCTTATTTGGCCCTTTTTTATTAACATAATGTAAAAAAGCCTGCATATGATAATCGCCCATAAACTCATCTCTTGAATGAGTAAATTCACAGCCCTTGTATATTAATGCATCTCCTCTTTTTAATAAAAAAGATTTGCCATCAATTATAATAGGCCAATCAGTTTTATCAGAGTCAATCATAACTGTAACACTATACTCACACGATGGTCTATCTTTGTGGGGAGGCAGATCAGAAAATTTTGTGTAACATCTCCAATAAGAGTATGTTGGTAAAAGCTCTAAACCTATTTCTTTTTCCATTAACCTTAATTTATTTATCATAATACTTTCCATTAAACAATCTGAATAAAAACTAGAATCACAATTAGCATTTGGACCAGTTTCTTCAAAATTTTGAAAATTTGTTCTATGTCGCATTTTACAGTATGTTGTTAATAAATTTAATTCATCTAATGATAAAAAATTTTTTACTTCTTTATATTTAAAATTTTTCATAAAATCCAAGTTACCACAGAATATCTTACACCTTTTGTAACTTTATTTACACGATGAGGAAATAAAAAATTACTAGGCCAAACAATAAATCTGTTAGGTTTTTTTTCTATAATATAATCTCTATTGTTAAAATTAAATACAAGTTCTCCTCCTTCATAATCATTATTTAAAAAAAATATACCACTTAGTGTTCTAGGTCTAGCGGCAAAATGATCAGTATGTTCTACGTAAAAACTACCTTGCAAATATTTTAAAATTGCTATTGTTTCTATTTTATTAACAGAACAATGATTGTGTTCTTCACAATAAGAATTAAAAGATAAATAAAATTTTTTTTGTAAATAATTGTGCCAATGGACATCCGATAAAGACTCAGATGTAATACATAATTCTCTTTCTAAAGTATTTCTTATATTTTTGTTTACTGTATTTGAATCATTAATACCAGCGTCTTTAAAATCTTGACTATTAATAAATTTTAAAAAAACACTTAATGTTTTATAATTTATAAAATCATCATAAATTTTAATATACTTCTCTATCTCCAATTTTTTTTACTCCAAAAACGTTCTTTATAATTATGTAATATTTTCAATGCATAAAATAATTTTTTTGATTGTAATTTATCTGAACTAACACCAGTAATTTTCATCTTCCAAGAGTCTCTTTTAAAAGGTATAACTTGCACATAAGGTGTGCCTTTTTTAATAATAGTTGTTAACGTATCATATTTGTCACCATTTATTATCATTGGAAAATTTATTTCTGGTTGAAATGTGTCTGTATCTACTATTCCTGGTATTATAGAAAATCTATCATCCTCATTATTTAATGGTGGAACAAATAAACAAGAATATCCAGGAGGTGTTTTAATACACCAAGGATTAAGAAATTTATATATTGGTAAATTTTTATTTTTTTCTGCAAAAGTTGATCCCTCAACTTGAAAAAGACCATGTGTACTTGCTCTTGCCCCACTAAGATTTACTCCTTTAACTTTTATTAAATCATGAAACACATCGCCTGTCCTATAAAAAGAATCCATTTCTTTAGTTTCTTCGTTATAAACATTATGTTGTATTTGATAATCTTGTGGTATTTTTAAAAGATAGCCAGAAGTTAATGTATCTAAAAATGGCATGCACCCTTTTATTGTAAATCTTTCATTATTAAAAGGACCATGTTTTAATTTTTTAAACCAAGCAGGAATATTTAATTTTATGGGAATAGGATGATCTTCATTTAAATTTACATAATCTTTATGTGAAATAAATTCTATTTGTTTATCGAACATAAAGTTCTTTTATACTAAATAAATTTAAAAGTAAATCTTAAAGTAATTCGCAAGGATGGTAAGCTGTTTGTCCTTGATCCATACAGTACTCAACTAGTGTTTTTCTTAATGGATTGCCTTCACTTACTATAGAAGCTGAGTCTATATTTGATAGATAATCACTAAAAGCAATAACAGATGATCGCATAGGTTTATCTAAAGTTCTTGG